GCCGCAGGAACAGCTGATAAAATAACAACACTACCTAACGTCGCATCTCCCGAATTCACAAGTAAAGTTTCTGTCAAGTCTCCAATAGCTCCATCTTCAACACCTGTTGCTTCAGTTGCAGAATGAATATTGATATCTGGGTCACCTCCTGCAGGAGCTTCAAAACAAGTCATTCTGCCTGCAAGTATAGTTCCGTTTCTCGCGGCGGTTATCTGCCCAATGTGACATACATTAGATGTCCCATTAACACCAATAATGTCGCCACTAGCTGTTGATCTTAGTCCTGTAAGATCAATTAAGATACTTGTGGTAATAATACCGCCTGATCTAAGAACTGAACTTTTATAAATAGTGCCTGTACCACCTGTGATACCTGTACCTGCTTCTGTTGCCATTTTATTAGCATCTAAAGAAGTAAATCCTGCAGATGAAATGGACATTTGTGTAGTTTCTGCACCTGTAGATGTGGCTGTGGCTATTGAAGAGTAGCCTCCCTCAGATCGTAAAGTGCCTTTAAATGTAGTATTAGCCATTGTTCTCTCCTTGTCTTGGCTGATGTCAATCACACCATGTGATTGTCAAGGTTATTAAACTGTACATAAAAAAAGAGCGACTGACAAGCCGCTCTTTTAAAATGTTTTATGTGAAACAGTTAAGCTCCAGGAGAGCCAAACACACATCTTGGGTCAGAAACACCAAAACTATAACGCTCTCTAGCCTTATAGCGAACATTGCCTGTTTCAAAATCTCCTTCCATAGAAGTTTTGATAGCACTTCTTTCAAAATGCTTAAAACCATTTGGAGCATCTGTTTTGATAAAAAACGCATCAGTATCGGTTAAGAAGTGATTTACCACATAACCATCTGGTAGCATTCCCATGTTCTTAACAGCATTTACATCATTATCTGCTGTTCCAGATCTCAGGTTAGAAGCCATCAATCTTTCAGCAACAAACTGTAATGCAGGCGGGATAATTAATTTCCTACCTTGTAATGCAATTTTCAAACCTCTTTCATCAATAAAAGCGGCGATATCGATTAACGATTGCTCTAATGATGTTTCATTAAGGTCTGCGGCTGTTGAAAGCTCGTTACGAAAAGTTCCTCCACCTACTGTTGGATGATCAGTCGCACAAAGCTCTTTACTATCGCCTATTGCATAACTGCTGTCAAACGCATTGTTTAAGACAGAAGCCGCCTTGACTTGCTTAGTATTAGCCATTGATCTTGCTAATGCACGAGTATAACGAGAGCTAAGTCTGTCATAGAGATTATCCTCTACAGCTTCCTCAGTAATCGCAAAAGCAAGTGCAATAGTTTCATGGGTATACCTTGCTGTAAAAGCTTCGTTTGCAGAGTCATATGCGACTGCCGCTCCCTCACCTTTCACTGGGGCTTGTCCAAAACCAGACAACATTACTTCCTCTTCAAACGCTCTGTCTGAAGATTCGGTTTCAAAAATTTCGGCATGCTCATTGTCATACCTATCGTACTCCATTCCGAACAGGGCATTTAGTCCTGGTTCCAGTTCTTTAAGGAGTTGTGATCTACTTATAGCCATATTATACCTCCTTAAATACCTGCTATCGTACCATTTTGGCTGTAGCCGTAAAAATGGTTC